CAAGCAAGTGACTTTAACCACATTGTAAATCAAATATATTTTAAAACAGCAAATCCAGATATTAAAGGTTTAGTAAATTCAAATACAAATTTAGAACTACTAACATCATTAACAACTGGTGGTGGTTCAAAAGTAACAACATTTAATGAAGTTGACAATGTTGAAATACCTGCAAGTAATAGCAAAATAGTAGCAACACTTACAACGTCAAGTTATGATAGTTATGTAATAGATTATACAGTAACATTTGATGGAACAAGTGATGGAAATTATAGACGTATAGGACAATTACATGCAAGTAGTTTTTATAACAGCAGTACAGGTAATGCCACAGTAGTATTTAGAGATGACGCAACTGATGTGCAAGATACAGTTTCAGGAACAGTATCGTTTAGTGGTATTGTGGACCCTGCAACTAATTCAAGTATTTTAGTAAATGCAACAAGTACTCTTAATAAAATTACTTCTATGAAATTTGTTACTAGACGTTGGAACTCATAAACACAAATTTACATGTTTTACAAAAATCAGTCAGCAAATGACAGATTGGCTATTTGGAGAGATTTAAGACAAACAAATTTTTCTAAAGCAGAAGATCTTGTCGCAGAATACCAAACAATAAAATTAGTATCAAGATATTTAGATTACTACACTCCAAAAAGTTGGCCTGATCCATTTGAAATTGTAAGTCAAGGTTATTTTTGCCAAAGTGGTGTAACAATTATTTTAGTTTCACATTTAATACATTCTGGTTTCGTAACTTCAGATGAATTGTGTTTTCCAGTGATAAGTAATAACATCAATGGTAGTGATGGCTTAGTATTTCTAGATAATAATAAAGTTTATAATTTTGAAATAGGCAAGATACTAAGTTGGGATTTTGTAAAAGAAAATAGTACAATTTTTTCTACTCATAAGTTGAGTAAAAAACAGTTTACATATTGACTTTTATACAGTTTTATAATATAATAAAATCGACATAAATATATTTTTTAAACTCAAACTTTTTGAGTAAAATAGGGACACACATGCAGGTAAGAAAAAGAGACGGAACACTAGAAGACTTAAACATAGACAAGTTACACAAAGTAGTAATGTATGCATGTGAGGGTATTGCTGGTGTTAGTGCATCACAAGTAGAAATAAATTCTAAAATTCAATTTTTCGACAAAATAGATACTGAAGATATTCAGGAAACACTTATTAAAAGTGCCGCAGATCTAATTTCAGAAGAGGCTCCAAACTATCAATATGTAGCAGGTAGATTAATAAATTATCACTTGCGTAAGATGGTTTATGGACAATTTGAACCTCCTTGTTTATGTGACATTGTTCAAGACAATATTGATAAAGGATTTTACGATGCAGAGTTTACTAAACTATATACAAAAGATGAAATTAATGAACTACAAAGTTATATAGATCATGAAAGAGATGAAGTTTTAACTTATGCGGCTATGGAACAATTCCGTGGCAAGTACCTAGTACAAAACAGAGCAACTGGCGAAATATTTGAAACACCACAAGTAGCATACATGATGATTGCCGCAACATTATTCAGCAAGTATCCTGCAGATACAAGAATGTCCTATATTAAAGCATACTATGATGCGATTAGTTTATTTAAATTAAGTCTGCCTACTCCAGTAATGGCTGGTGTAAGAACTCCTCAAAGACAATTTAGTAGTTGTGTACTAATAGAAACAGATGATAGTTTAGATAGTATTAATGCAACAACTAGCAGTATCGTTAAGTATGTAAGCCAGAAGGCTGGTATAGGCATAGGTGCAGGAAGTATTAGAGCAGTTGGCTCTAAAATACGGAGTGGAGACGCAACTCACACAGGAGTTATTCCTTTCTATAAATTATTTCAGTCAGCAGTAAAAAGTTGTAGTCAAGGCGGTGTAAGAGGCGGAGCGGCTACTCTGTACTATCCAATATGGCATTTAGAAGTAGAAGATTTATTAGTATTAAAAAACAATAAAGGTGTTGAAGATAATCGTGTAAGACATATGGATTATGGAGTACAATTTAATAAGTTAATGTATGAAAGGTTAATTAAAGGAGAAAATATCACATTGTTTAGTCCCAATGATGTTCCAGAATTATACGAAGCATTTTTTACAGATCAGGATAAGTTCCAAGAACTATACGAAAAAGCAGAACGTATGACTAGTATAAGAAAAAAATCTATGCCAGCCATAGAACTGTTTAGTAGTTTTATGCAAGAACGTAAAGACACAGGAAGAATTTATTTAATGAATGTTGACCATGCAAACACACATGGAGCATTTATAGAAGATGTTGCACCTATCAAGCAAAGTAATCTATGTTGTGAAATAGATTTACCAACTAAGCCTCTTAAACATATAAATGATGAAGAGGGAGAGATTAGTTTATGTACTTTAAGTGCTGTAAATTGGGGTGTAATAAAGGATACTACAGAAATGCAAAAGATATGTAATCTAGCAGTAAGAGGATTAGATGAATTATTAGACTATCAAGAGTATCCTATTTTAGCGGCACAAATTAGCACAATGAATAGAAGGCCTTTGGGCATTGGCATAATTAATTTTGCATATTGGTTAGCAAAAAATGACAGCACTTATCAAGAACCTAATCTAGAACTTGTAGACGAATGGGCAGAAGCATGGAGTTATGCTCTTGTAAAAGCAAGTGCCGATCTAGCAGAAGAAAAGGGTGCATGTCCTAAGTCAGAAGAGACTAAATATGGACAAGGCCTTACACCTAATCAAACATACAAAAAAGATGTTGATGAATTAGTAAAACATAAAGAGAGACAAGACTGGAAAGGATTAAGAAAACAGTTACTAAAAACTGGTATTAGAAATTCCACACTAATGGCTATTATGCCTGCAGAAACTTCGGCTCAAATTAGTAACAGCACTAATGGAATAGAACCTCCTAGAAGTTATGTAAGCATCAAGCAAAGTAAACATGGTGTATTAAAGCAGGTTGTACCTGGATTTCCATATTATAAAAACAAGTACGATCTGCTTTGGGATCAAAAGTCTCCACAAGGTTATTTAAAAATAGTATCTGTATTACAAAAATACATAGACCAAGGAATTAGTGTAAACACTAGTTATAACCCAGAGCATTATGAAGATGAAAAGGTTCCTATGTCTGTTTTAATACAAGATTTGCTGATGTTTTATAAATACGGTGGCAAACAATTATATTATAATAACACGTTTGACGGTCAAGGAGAGATAGATATAAATGCAGACACATCTAACAATGTGGTCAGCGAAACACCTATCTCCAATGTTGATTATGAAGATGATGACTGTGAGAGTTGTAAAATATGACCAGTAACGATTTAGAAAGATTAGGATTCCAAATGGCTGGAGATGTAGATGTTATTGATGGTAGAATAACCAGTACACTTACACCATTTGCAAGTGAAGTAAAATCAGGAGTATATTGTTGGGTGTTAATTAATGATAGCAATAATAAAGAGGAAGTAATTTATATAGGTAAATATGGAATGTCCATTAAAAAAAGATGGGGAGAACACAGACTTCATAATCCTAGCAGTCCAACAGGACATAAAAACGCAGAATATATTATACAACAAATGGCAGAAACAGATATAAGAATGGAATTATGGGGAAAGCAGAGTCATAGAGAAGAATTTTCATATACTAATATAGTAGGAGAAGAAATATCAAAAACTTTTTCTACCTATAGTGTAGATGAAGAAGACTTAATTGCATATTACTTAGAAAAAAATGGTAAAAGACCAGCACTAAATAGAACAAGAGGCGGAAATTAATGACAGTTTTAGATACTAAAAATAAAAAACACCATACTAAAGCAACAATGTTTTTAGATTCTGCTGGAGGAGTTTCCATACAGAGATTCGATACTATAAAATATAAGCAATTTGAAAAATTTACTGATAAGCAACTAGGATTTTTTTGGAGGCCAGAAGAAGTTGATATATTAAAAGACGCAACAGACTTTAAAAATCTTACAGATTTTGAACAACATATATTTACAAGTAACTTAAAAAGACAAATATTGTTAGATAGTGTACAAGGACGTTCCCCTAACTTAGCACTATTGCCTATAGTAAGTTTACCAGAATTAGAAACCTGGATAGAAACTTGGGCATTTAGTGAAACAATTCACAGCAAAAGTTACACACACATAATTAGAAATGTTTATCCAGATCCTAGTAAAGTATTCGATGAACTATTGGATATAGAAGAAATATGTGATTGTGCAGACAGCATTACAGAGACATATGATAAACTTATAGAGTATAATCTATTAAGAGAGCAAGGCAGTAAAAAGTATGATGAGTATGAGCATAAGAAAAGACTATGGATGTGTTTAATGAGTGTAAACATATTGGAAGGAGTACGTTTTTATGTAAGTTTTGCTTGTAGTTGGGCATTTGCAGAACTTAAAAGAATGGAAGGTAATGCTAAAATAATTAAATTTATTGCAAGGGACGAAAACGTACACTTAGCAAGTACTCAAACTATGCTTAAATTATTGCCTCAAGACGATAAAGACTTTGCTAAGATTAAAGAAGAAACATATGATGAGTGTACACAAATGTTTTTAGACGCAGTAGAGCAAGAAAAAGCATGGGCAGACTATTTGTTTAAAGACGGCAGTATTATTGGATTAAATGCAGAATTACTTAAACAGTATGTAGAATATATAGCAGGTAAGAGAATGCATGCCGTAGGACAAGAAAAAATATTTAACACAGGAACAAATCCTCTTCCATGGACTCAAACATGGATTACTGGTGGTAGTGTACAAGTGGCACCGCAAGAAACTGAGATATCATCTTATGTAATTGGCGGTACAAAACAAGACGTAGAAAAAGATTCCTTTAAAGGCTTCAGCCTATAATTTACAATACTTAAATCTTAGATTATAAATACTATTATGGCAAATATGTATAATGCAAAAGAGTTAGTTGGTAAAGTTGTAACTATTAAACTTACATCAGGCGTAGAAATCATTGGATTACTATTAGCATTAAATGAAAAAAATAATATGTTAAATTTAAAAAATCCAAATACTGTTGTAATTTTTGAAGATGAAGTGGCTGTGATTCCATTTATGTACACAGGCTCTACAGATGAAGTTATAATGTCTTTAGATCAAGTTTTAACACTAGTTAGAACCAACGAAAAATCAGAAAACGATTACTTAAAATTACACGAAAAATCCTAAAATCTAGATAAATACTTGTATGCCAGGATTAGGTAGAACAGTATTAGATAACGGAGGAGGCGGACTCATAATGGGTCCAGGTTCTGTTACAGTCTTTTGCAACGATCAAAAAGTATCATTAGTTGGAGATGGTTTAGCAACTCATGGAGAACCACCTCATACCTCAGGTTCTAGCCTAGTAGCCAATGGAGCCTCCACAGTATTTTGTGAAGGCAAGCCAGTTACTGTAGCCACTATTAGTATAGCCAGTTGTGCTCATCCTATTACACCTGGTTCGTCTACAGTTTTTGCAGAAGGATAATGCCAAATTTAAAATCAGTACGTGGTCCACATGCTCGTGGTCCTATGGACAATATTCGTATTCAATGGAATATGGGTAATCAATGTAATTATAAATGTGAGTATTGCCCTGAAATATTACATGATGGCAGTAAGCCATGGTTGCCCTTAGAAGCATATCTGACTGCCATAGAGCGCCTGTCAGCACATTATAACAATCAGGGTAAAAGAGTAGACTATGAACTTATAGGTGGAGAAGTTACTGTATTACCAGGCTTTGAAGAAATTATACGAAAGATTAGTGAATACAATACTCATAGTGTTGTCTTTACAAATGGCAGTAGAACTATAAATTGGTGGAGTAAAGCAAAACAATATATGGACGGTGTAGTGCTCACATATCATCCTTTATCACAAGACAAACAACATCTAATAGATGTTATAAATGAGATTAAGGATTATGTTACAATAGACATTAATATTGCAGGAATAGGCGGAGACGTGCTCAGACTGGGCGAATTTGTAGAAGAATTACGTGATTTGTTTATTGATTGCGAACATAATAGATATGATAATGTTAGTATATGTGTTAAAACAATGTACAAAAAGTTACTAGGAAGGAACAGTAAACAGGAAACTTATTGGGAATATACTATTGAAGAACAAGAAGTATTACAAAGACCTGGTATTAAACCTAGACCTGTAGAGCCGAGTCCAGAGCCAGAGCAAGATAATGAACCTGAACCTGTACAAGATACCTCATGGATGACAGAATTTATATATGATGATAATACTAAAAAGTATGTGCAAAGTCATCAAATAATTAATCAAGGCCTTAATAAATTTAAAGGTATGAAATGTCATTTAGGATTCGAGAGTTTGAATATAGATGCAACAGGAGAAATGTATAGTAGTTGGTGTGGTGCTGTAAATTTTGGAAATGTTGGTAGTCCAGATTGGAAATTACCTGAAACTAAAACTACTTGCCCTTTTGAATATTGTAATAATATATCTGATATTTCTATAACTAAGACAGTTGCTTAATATCTGTATTAAGTATGTAAAGAATATTTGGTACTTCGTTATAAAATCCTACATTAATATTTTTTGATCTATAGGTGTTACCTTGATTTTCATATAATTTAACATCTGTATTTTGATTATGTAAGTTTACATAATTAGGTAATTCTTTAGACCAATCGTTACTCAAACAATTATTAAATGTTTCATAAATTTTTCTATTGCTAAATTTATAACCTAAATAGTTAATATATGTTGTATTTTCTATTTCTATATCTACATCAAATTTATGCTCAATATTATAATCTAAAATGTTTTTATATTTTTTATTTGTTAGATATGGAAGTAATTTGTTATACCCATATGTAGTTCTATTTAGATCTGTCGTATTTAAAACAAAATTATCCTTATATTGTAATAGTTTCTTACCATTTAAATATTGATTGTAAATATCTTCTTTGTAATATGGATCTGAAAAATCATATAACCATTCGCCTTTACTATCTATTATAGATGCTTTCCAGTCTCCAAATATATTACCTTTTTTAAATATAATTGCATTATTATTACTGTAACAAAATTCTATCAATTCATTTATATTATCTACATTTTCATTAAATGTATTATACTCTACTATAATTTTATGTTTAAATTGTTGTAATAAGTCTTTAACATATTGCCAATCAAGTTCTT